ATACAAATCAAGCGAAATAAACTAATACCTCTACTATCTTAATAGTATATACGGATATGAGGATGGTGGGTAAAAGTCACAAGCTACATTAGGGTGCTAATATTTATTGCCATGAAACATTATAAACTTCCTTTACGCGATAAAGCCGCGTTATTAAATAAATTTGATAAAGTTGGTATCAAGGTGGATAGCTTTGATATTGTAGATGATAAAATTGACGGTACATTTGAGTTTACTGTTAATGATGATAAAACACAAAAAGCAATAAATGCAGTTTTGAAACAATCACCTAAGATTAACCAGTTGAAAGAAATGCTACGAAAATTAGTTCGTGAAGAAATAAAAAGAGGATAACGAAAGTTATCCTTTCTCTTTGGAAATACAAGATATTTTTTGTAACTTCAGCCTACGCGGGTTTGGGAATAAGGGGAACGGGGAGAATGGGAGAAACGCCGAGGGGTTGGGGAACCACAAATTACCATATATTTATATATAAACATATATTATGAAATTTAAAAACAATGTTCTTGAAAAATTAAACCAATTAGACGCTACTGTTAATAAGGCTAAATTTCAAGTAAATAGAGGAATGGAACAAGATCAAGTTTTAGAATCTCTAGATCAAGTAAAAGAACAAATTGAAAAAATTAATGAAATCGTTTCTTTAGAACAAGACGATTTTGCACAACAATTTACACAATAATTATGGTAATTGCTTTATGGGTGGTTTTAATCCACATAATTGAATTAACTATTATTGGAGCTGTTTTACTAGTTAGACGTAATAATGCGCTTGAAAAAGCTATTGTTCAACAACGTGAATTTATAGACGCAATTAGTATTATAGTTACTAATTCTGATGAAAAGTTAAGAGAACTAGATATTAATGGGGTATTTGAAGCAGATGATGAAGTTGGTAATTTCTTTAAAAACTTAAAGGAAATCCAAACCATTATAAGCGAATTTAATAATTCTAGAAACTAGTTTGGTTACGTGATTTTTTTTCCTTATATTGGGATTAAAAACTAGGAAATCACTATGTCATATTATGATAATTATGGCGCTGATATATTTGCTGATGAAACACTAGCGCTAACTAAACGAGGTAAACCGCGTAAGCGTAAACCAAAAGAACCTCGAATTTATTTTACTCAAGATACTGAAGATGCAATTGTAGAATATCTCGTTACTGAAGATATGTCTGAACGTAATCGTATCTATAATGAACGTATTGAATATGGCTTTTATAAATTAGCCGAAAATATTATTCATACGTTTAAATTTTATTATACCGATACGGATACTATTGAGGAACTCAAGCATGAGGTAATTACCTTCTTACTTGAAAAACTTCATCTATATAAACCTGAGAAGGGTAAAGCATTTTCTTATTTTGGTACTATTGCTAAACGTTATTTAATTGTATATAACGAAAACAATTATAAGAAACTTCAAGAGAAAGTTGATGTAGATGAAAGTGATGAGGAGCAAATGAATCTATATGAAAATGATAAAAATATAGAAAATTTACTTGATGGAAATAGTTTTATGGATCAATATATTAAGTATATAGATACTCATCTATTTAAGTTATTCCCTAAAAAACAAGACGCTCAAACGGCAGATGCTATTGTTGAATTATTTCGTAAACGTGAAACGTTAGAAATATTTAATAAAAAAGCACTTTACATTTATATCCGTGAAATAACTGATGTATCAACACCTCAGATTACTAAAATCATTAAAAAACTTAAAGTTATTTACGTTCAGTTATACAATGAATACTATAATCATGGATATATAAAGATTTAATTATTCATATTTATTAGTAAACGCATTTATGGCTAATTTTGACGATGTAACAGTATTCGACGGTATGTCCTTATCGGATCTGTTTAAAAAGATACACAAAAATAATAAAGATATTGATAAGCAAATTGGTGAGTTTATTGAAACAATGAAACCAATGGCAACAACTAACGCAGGCAATGCGGTAATGTTAATGCCTACTGTTAAAGATTTGATTGATGTTAATGTAAAAAATAACGAACAATTAATTAAGATGGCAGCTATTGCGCAACGTGCTGCTACTGTTAATGCAAATGCTGGTACTGAATTAATTGACATGGATGAAATTAATGCTTTATTGGAAGAACAAAAAGCAGTACAAGAACAAGGTCAAAAGTTGCTTGAACAAACACCTATAGTACAACTAGAACAAGTTAAATGAAAGTAAGAGAAAACCTATCATCAGTTGTTTCCGCTATCGGTAAAAATAACTTTACCCCATCATTCAAAGCACAGGTTGGTAGAGTGTATGGTGTTGTTACTACTGAAAATACTCCTACTAAAGAAATGTTTGAAAAGGTAGGTGGATTTAATAGTATAGGAACTGTATTTTATCTTGATTATGAGCAATCAAAAAATATTGTAGGTACTATAAATGATTCTTTTTTAGATACCTGCAAAACTGCAAAACCATTAAACCCGCAATACCAATATTTCCCTGTATTAGGTGAATTAATATATCTTCAAGAATTACCATCCTCAGCCACTCAAATATCTGATGCTACTTCTCAAAATTATTATATTAACTCAATTAATTTGTGGAATAATCAACAACAAAACTCACAACCAGCAAATGATAATGCTAGTTTAGGTATAACGTTTGTTGAAAATCCAAATATTAAATCTCTTTTATCTTTTGAAGGTGATCATATTATTCAAGGTAGACAAGGTGCAGGAATAAGATTTAGTTCAACTACTAAATTATATAATGATTTGAATGAATGGAGTTCTATTGGTGCTGAGGATAGTCCTATTACTATTATTACAAATGGTTTTAGTTATAATCCTAAAGAAAAATTCCATGTTGAAAAAATAAATAGTGATTTATCTTCTATTTATTTAACTTCAACTCAACAACTTCCTTTACAAACAGATAAAACAGGAGTTTTAAATCCACTTACTAATCCAACAGACCCAGCAAATTATTTTTTCTCCCAAATCATCTTAAATTCAGATAGAGTTACTTTAAATTCTAAAAAAGATGAAGTAATGATATTTGCTAAAACAAATGTTGAAATAAATACTAATAATATTATTAATTTAAATGCTGGTGAGAGGGTTCATCTTAATAGTAATACTGTTTTTTTAGGTACTGTAAATAATCAATTACCAACAGAACCTTTAGTATTGGGAGATAAACTTTATATTTTACTAGAAGGATTACTTAGTAGTTTATACACATTTGGAAGTCAACTTTCATCAGTAGTTGGCAGCCCAGAAGGAGCTCCTGCTATTGATATAAATGTAGCAGCTGAATCGTTATTAAATGATTTAGACAAAATAGAAGATGGGTTAGAAGGTATATTATCACAACAAAATTTTACAGCTTAATGCCTAATAACGTTAATATATCACCTGTTATTTCACCTGATATTTTAAAGAATGTCTCTGCATCTACTGCTATTAAAACTTTTGGTGAACAACTAAAAAATAAAGCTAAAGAAAAAATTATAGCTGTTGCTTTAGGTAAAGTAGAACAGTTAAAAAATCAAATAGAAGAAATTGTAAAATTAGAGATTAAAGTTTGGTCTGATTACAATACTGAATTAAAACGTTTAGATATTCTTCTTAAGGAAAAACAAATTACTCAAGAAAAGTATGATAAATCTGTTGCTGCTGAAGATGTATCGAGAGATAAAAAATTAAAAGATTTAGCAAAGTTAAAAGCTAAATTAAGTAAAGATTTAGCTAATATAGTTGCTGATCCTTATAGAAAAATAAAAAATGCTAATTTACTTAGAAAAAGAAAACGTGCAAGAAGAAAAGCAAGAAATAAAGCTGAAAGAGCAAAAGCAAGAAGAGATTTAGCTAAAAAAGTAATTAAAAATGCTGTTAAAACTTTAATACCAATTATAGCATTACAGTTAGCTGGTAAATTAGCTAGTATATTATCTCAAAGATCTCAATTGGAAAAATTAGTAGATCAAGTAAATTTATATATTGAAAATGCTTCAACACCTGAAGAAATTCAAATAGCAACTAATTTAAGAAACAATACAATAGCATTAATTAATAATAGTATAAATAAATTAGATTCATTATCTAGAACACTTCAACAAATATCATTATACATTACTATTTTTAGTGCATTAGTTGCTGTATTATCTTCTATAGCTGTACCTACTGCTGTTCCTCCTGGAATCGGTGTACCTGTTGCCTTAATTACTCGTATTACAAAGGCATTAGAAAGAGCAAATAAGTTAATAGCATCTTTAGGTGTCTTAGCTGGTATAGGAGCTACTATATTAGAAAATGAAGTATTAAAATTAAACGAATTAATTGAAAGATTAAAACAAGTTAGTTTAGACGATAAAGCATTAAGTACTTTAAATCAACAAGAATTAACAGGACTAACTAGGTCTTTATTATCTAATACTCAGTTTCCTCCATATAAAGGATTTAATTTTCAAATTAAAGAAGAACAAAATCCGTCATTTGAAGTTAAAGGAAATAAAAGACATTATGCCGTTGCTGTTGACAGTGATGGAGTTGAAGTATTAAAAAGCGAACTTTCATTTACATTAGATCCACAAGATTTAGTGGATCAATTAAAACTAATCATCGACCAACGAAACTTACAAGGATAAAATATTTATAATTATGAACACTAAAGCATTTAAAAGATTAATTAAAGAAGCAGTAATCGATGCTATTCATGAAGAGTTACCATACATTCTTGAAGAGCATATGGCTAAACAAGAAAAAAAAGCATTACGTGAAGGTAGAACAATAAGTTTTACTAGCGCTGATGTACCAGTAGGTGCAGATACAAAATCTGCTTTACGTAGTAAAATGGGAGCTATGTTTGGGTATGATACACCTCAAGCACAACCTAGTTTAAAAGTAGACCCAACTTCAGATAATCCATTTATGGCTTTTATTGAAGACGCTGGTGCTAATATGACTGCTCAAGACTTATCAGGATTAAGAAACTTAGGATAATATGCCAATACCTCAAACAATACGTGTAAATCCGTTAGATTTACAAAAGAATATTGCTATTGGGGTATCATTACCTTTTAATGGTCCTGGTGTATTTAATAGTACCTTTACTACTAAAGATCAAATTAAATCCAATTTAGTTAACTTGTTGTTAACTGATGTAGGTGAAAGAGTAATGAATCCTTCTTTTGGGTGTAATTTGAAAAGATTTTTATTTGAAGGAATAACAAATGAAAATTCTAATTTAATAGCTAATAGTGTAGCAAACAGTATAGCAATTTTTATTCCTGAAATAACTGTAACTGATATTTCTGTTGTTCCTAATACTGACTATAATACAATCGATGTTAATGTTGATTATATTTTAAATATTTCTCAATCTCCTGACCAAGTAACAGTACAATTTACATAATAATGATTAATGAAGATCAAAACATATCATATTTAAACAAATCATTTCCTGATTTTAAATCAGCATTACAGGAATATGCTAAAACATATTTCCCAACAACGTATAATGATTTTTCAGAAGCATCACCAGGCAATATGTTCATTGAAATGGCATCTTATGTCGGTGATGTAATGTCATTTTATCTTGATACTCAAACTCAAGAGAATTTTTTACTATATGCTAAAGAAAAAGAAAATCTATATGCTCAAGCATATGTAATGGGTTATAGACCTAAAGCATCTTATGCATCAAATACTACAGTAGATATATTTCAACTAATTCCATCTGCTATAAGTGGAAGTATTACATATCCTGATTATATTAATTATGGTTTAATAATCCCTACTAATACTTCTTTAACATCAGCAACTACAGGAATTAAATTTCTTACTACTGAACAAATTGATTTTACAGATACAGGAAGTACTGAAATTACTTTTGTAAATAATAACTATTATCTATTTAAAAAATCAATCCCTGCTATTTCAGCTGAATTAAAATCCACAACACTTAACATACCTGCAAATCAAAAATTTGCAACCTCTACTATTACTGATAACAATATTTTACAAGTATTAAATATTACAGGAAGTGATGGAAATAATTGGTATGAAGTTCCTTATTTAGCACAATCTTCTATTTTTCAAAAAACAGCTAATACAGGTTCAAATAACAACCAAGTACCTTATTTATTAACTTTACAAAGAGCTCCTAGAAGATTTGTTTCTAGAATTTTATCTGATAATACATTACAGTTAGAATTTGGAGCTGGTTTATCTTCAAATAAAACCGATTCACAGATTATTCCAACTGCTAATAATATTCAATCTGGATCTGTACCTGGTATTTCATTGTTGACTAACAACTATAATGAAGCTGGTTCTTTCTTTACTCAAGAATATGGTTTAGCCCCATCAGGCTCATTAGTAGTAAATTATCTAATTGGTGGTGGAATTGAATCAAATATACCATCTAATGATTTAACCATTATAGATACATCAGGAATATATTTTAAAAATACTCCTGGTCCTTTATCTAGTTCTATTTTAGATAGTGTTGTATCTAACAATCCAAGTGCCTCTGTAGGTGGTAGAAATGGTGATACTGTAGAAGAAATTAGACAAAATGCTCTTTATGCTTATTCAACTCAATTGAGAGCTGTAACTAAAAATGATTATATAGTAAGAGCATTATCAATGCCTTCAGAATATGGTACTATATCAAAAGCTTATATAACACAAGATTATTATAACAACCCACAACAAACAGTATCTTATACTCAACCTTATAATCCATTATCTTTAGATTTATATGTTTTATCTTATAATGGAACCAAGCAATTAACTACAGGTTCACTTGAATTAAAAAATAATTTAGCTACATATTTGAACCAATATAGAATGGTTACTGATGCTATTAATATTAAAGATGCATATTATATTAATATAGGTGTTAATTTTGATATTACAGTATTAAGTGGATATTCAAATAAAGATATTTTAACTTCTTGTATATCTGTTTTAAAAAATCATTTTAATATAGATAATTGGCAAATAAATCAACCAATTATATTATCAGATATAACATCTAAATTACTTCAAGTTAGAGGAGTCCAATCAGTAGTTAAATTAGAAATAATAAATAAGCAAGGAGGAAATTATTCTCTATATGCATATGACATAGCAGGGGCAACCAAAAATGGAAATGTATATCCTTCATTAGACCCAGCTATATTTGAAATTAGATTCCCAGATACCGATATTCAAGGTAGAGTAGTAGTAAGTTAAAAAATTAAAATAGTATGAACCTAGAAAAATTAAAAGGACACATTCCAGACAGCGTTATCGCACAAATTCCAGATGTAATGAAAACATTTGGTATTGACACACCAGTAGAAGTAGCTCATTTTTTAGCTCAATGTGGTCACGAATCAGGTGGATTTCGTGTTGTAAATGAAAATTTAAATTATAGTGCTAAAGGATTACAAGGAATATTTAAAAAATACTTCCCAACACCAGCTTTAGCTGAACAATATCAACGTAAACCTGAAAAAATTGCTAATCGCGTTTATGCATCTCGTATGGGCAATGGTGATGAAGCATCAGGTGAAGGTTTTAAATTCCGTGGACGAGGTAAAAGTAATTATACAGCTTTTGGTAAAGCAATTAGTGTTGATATTGCTGCTAATCCTGATTTAGTTGCTACTAAATATCCATTGTTATCTGCTGCTTGGTTTTTCTCTAAAAACTGTTTAGCTAAATGTAAAGATGCTTCTGATGCATCTGTATTAGCCGTAACTAAATGCGTTAATGGTGGAACAATTGGTTTAGCTGATCGTCAAAAACATTTCAAAGAGTACTACCATTTACTTGCGTAAAACAGTTTGGTAGTTACCATATTTATATGTAGTAATTACTAACTATGGCCGTTTATAAAATATTTCCCGAAAAGAGTGCTACCATCTACTCATATTACCCAACACTAAACACGGGTAATGATGAGATATTAGAAATAAGTACGTTTAAATCTGTTAATGATAGTAACGAGGTATCACGTGCTTTAATTAAGTTTCCACTTTCTGCTATTAATACTGCTATGAATTTAGTTTCAAGTAGTAACTTTACAGCTTCACTAAAGTTGTATATAGCTAATGCCTCTTCAATTCCAACAAACCTTATATTAGAATCTCACCCATTAGCTCAAGATTGGAGCCATGGTACGGGTAGATTAGGAAATGTTCCTGCTACTACTGATGGTGTTAGTTGGGAATATAGAACTGAAGATGGTATTAATCCTTGGCCTACAAGTAGTTTCCCTACAGGCACAACAGCATCCTATGACCCAACAGGAAATGCAGGTGGTGGACTTTGGTGGACTTCTTCTTTTTATAAAAGCACACAACAATTTCTTCCCCAAATTATTTCTTTAGATACGAGTATTAATGTAACTCAAGTAGTAGATGCTTGGCATAACAATGCTATTACTAACTATGGCTTTATAGTTAAACACCAATCATCATATGAATTTTCTACTTCATCTAAATTTGAATTAAAATATTTTTCAAACCACACTCACACTATTTATCCTCCTTCATTAGATATATTTTGGGATGATAGTTCATTTAGCACAGGCTCATTAACAGTAGTAACATCTAGTTATTATGCTGCTGTAATTAATAATAATAAAGCTGAATACCAACAAGACTCAGTTCAGAAATTTAGAATAGCAGTTAGAGATTTATATCCATCTGTTGCATTTAAAACATCACTGAGTTTTAATCCAACAAAATGTTTACCTTCTTCTTCATATTGGTCAATAAAAGATTTGGATACTGAAGAAATTATCGTAGATTATAGTGGGGTAGGTACTAAAATTAGTTGTGATTCAACAGGTAATTTCTTTACTGTTTATATGAACGGATTAGAACCAGAACGTTACTACAAAATTCTTATCAAATCTGTTTTGGCAAATGGTGAGACAGTAGTAATGGATAAAGATTATATTTTTAAAGTTATAAGATAATGTCTCAAATACCAGTACAAAAAACTGTATTTAATAAGGATACTTATGGTAGAGTCATTGACACTCAATTTAGTCAATTGTTAAACCAAAATGCTGAAGAAGAACCAGTGTCTTTTACAGTAGATGATTTTTTTGATTTATATGATCAATTATTTTATCAAATTCCAAGAGACGGTGATACTAATTCTCATCAATTTATTCTACAACGCGAAGCTGATTATTTAGGAGTAAGTATAAGTCAAGATGATATACAAGCATTATTAAATGAAATTACATCTTTAAGACAACAAGTACTTGAAGCACAACAAACAATAAACGATTTGACTAGAACTAATGGCAGATAATATTAAAATAGTAGGTAATATTGTAAATACACAGCAAGTATCTCGTTATGACGAACAAGATACTAATCTGCTTGTTCCCCAAACTATAAAGGAAGATTTTGGTCAATCAAATGACTATATTGAATATTTTGTTTATGATATAGGAGGAAATTTACTAAACGTAGATTATACTTATCAAGATTTTAAATTACCCAATACTTCATTTGTTACTCCTACAGGCTCACTACCTGTTATAGAAATTGATCCTGTTAAAGACTTACAAGGATTGGGATATATATCAGGTGAATATAAAGTACAATATAACTTTTTTAATACAAAAATATCTGATCCTAATGCTGGATTATTTATTAAGGAAATTTCAGCTGATAGAACAGAAATAAGAGTAGGATCTACATCTTTAACTAATGAACAAATTGAAAGTGGATCATTAGCTTTAATAAACGAATCTACAGGTTCTTTATATTTTGTTGATTATCTTCTTAATTTTGGAGATAATATTCAAGTTGTATCTGTTAATACTGCTTTAAATAGAGTAGAAACAGGCTATGAAATATTATTTAAATTATATCAACCATTACCCGACAATATTGATTTAAAATCAACATTATGGGTAGTATCTGAAAAAGTATCTCCTTATGTTTTTGATATAAATTTAGATACACTTCTTATCCCAGAACCATTACCACAGCTAAGAGGTCCTAATTTTGATATAGAAATTTATGATCAAAATAATGTAGCTACATCATATCAAACGTATACTAATTTAATAGATAGTGTACAATCAATTTCAACTTCTTCATATCAACAACTTTTAAGTTTAGTTACTTCTCAAAGCATTAATATTAATGTTGATTATACAGATTATTCTAACTTTTCTATTTTTGGTTCCGTAGAACAAAGACTAAAAAACTTTTACGATAAGGTAAAAAATATTCAAGATTTACAATATAATATAACTACATATACTGCTTTAACTGCTAGTAATCCTACATTAATAAATGATTATAATAAAGCAACGGCTAGTGTTAATAATATTATAAGTAATTTTGATGGATACGAATATTTTTTATATTTCGAATCTAGTTCATATACATGGCCTAAAACAACCTCAACATTACCATATACATTAGCAACAACAGCATCCGCTGAAACTTGGTATGCAACAAATACAGGCAGCGCTGATGCTTATGATAATAATAATCCAAGTTATTTAGCATACGCTGTACCTGCTTTTATTAAAGACGATCCTAATAATAATCAGTATATTACTTTTTTAAATATGATAGGACATTACTTTGATAATGTCTGGATATTTTTACAAGCTGTCACTGATATTAATTTAGCTAATAACAATTTAAATAAAGGTGTATCTAAAGACTTAGTTTACTATGTTTTACAATCTTTAGGAGTTAATTTGTATAACAAATATGGAGACTCAAACAATGTTAATTTTTTAATTGGACAAAGTGGTAGTGCTATATTTGATAATAACTTTACAGCAACTGGTTCTTATTTAAATACAATTCCACGTAAAGATTTATTAGCTGAATCTTATAAAAGAATTTATCATAACTTACCTTTATTATTAAAAACAAAAGGTACAACTTATGGTTTACAAACATTAATTTCAACATTTGGTATTACAGGCAGTATTTTATCTATTAAAGAATATGGTGGAGATACAAAGTCAGGGTTACTAAATGAATATAATGATAATAAAATTAGAATTGTATCTGTTGAAAGTACAGGTAGTGTTTTATCACCTTATACAAGTATTCAACTTCAACCTACATCTTCTACCCTATTTAGAACAAATGATTTACATTATGTAGATATATCATTTTCACCACAAGAAAAAATTGATATATTCGCTTCAGCATCTATTGCTGCTTCGGCAAGTGCAACTTGGAGTTTAGACGATTTTATTGGTGACCCTAGATTACAATATAGTAGTTCATATATAGAATTAGATACTCAAAAAACAATTTATCTTTCCCCATTAAGTGCTTCTTCAATTCCTTATACTGGGTCTACAGCTAGTGGATCGATTGCTGCTACTGACTATAATAGCTTTATTCGTTTAGTTCAGTTATTTGATAACTCATTATTTAAAATGATTCAGGACTATGTTCCTGCAAGAACTAGTTTATCAACAGGTATTACTATTACTTCTCCTATATTAGAAAGAAATAAATGGTCTTACGCTAATCCTTCAAAAACCTCTAAAATTGAAGTTAAAGAAGGAACCATTGATCCTATAGAAATAGGAACTGAATATACTGAATTATATAATAATTTAAATGGAGATAAAGTTGCTTATTATGATGGTAATTTATCAGGCAGTTATATAAATGTATATTCTTATTTTGAAAATTCAAATATAAATCCATATTTAATAGGTACTACAGCCTCTTGGAATGCTCAACATTCAGCAAATGAGAGTGCTAACTATAATAAATTTTTACATTCTGACTTTAATGTATTATTAAATAATGTTAGTAATAGTTTAGTATCAATTAATAGACAAGATATTCAATTTATTTACGGAACAACTCAAAGTATATTATCACCAGCTGAATTACAAGATTCATATGAGTCTTTAAAAACTCATCAATTATCACGTTATGAAGGTGTAAAATTATCAAGTGCTACTTATAACACATATACAGATGGAGATATATCTTATGGTAAAACAGCTGTTATAGATAGAAATACAGTTAAATTAGGATTATTTTCAGAAGTTGTAAGTAATAGATTTTTACCTAAAAGAAATAATACTATTTTAAAATATTTAGTTAATATAAATGGTGATTTAACAGAATTAAATCTTCGTAATACACACTGGGAAGAAGTTCAAAATATGTTTGTAGTAGGAGACACATCAAGTATTTCCCAATTCAATAACCAATTATATAGCAATCAAAAAACTACTGATGGTGAAAAACTAATATTTGATAGTGGATGGACTTATTCGCCTATATTATATTTTGCTTCATGTGCTAGTGATCCAAATCTTTCATTCCAAAATCAAGGTAACCCATCAGCATATTTAGCTGAAGCTCAAAATTTAAGTTCATCTTATTTTATAAGTGGAAGTAGTACAAATGGATATCCTTTACAAGGAGGATATGTATTAAATTTATTTAATTCCCTTAATAATCCCGCAACTTATTGGACATCTTCAACAATATCTACCCCAGCAACTTACTCTGTACAAGAAACAGGACAATATAAAGTATATGCTAATGTTCAGATAACAACACAGATGTCTGCTAGTAATAATGCTACTTGGAGTTTAGAAATGTATAAAAACAATGTTAAAATTCAAGAAGTAAGTCAATCATTATATTTTGGTGGTATAGAAGAAAGTTGTACTGAAACTCACATTACCAATGAAGGAAGTGATGATGTTAACGTACAATATCTCCAATGTGTTGATGGAGCACCTAGAACTCTTCTTATAAAACCAGGATCAACTAGAATAATATGTGCTCGATCTTATGAAATAGTATCTGGTGATTTATGGACAGATATACCAAGTGGTAGCTGTGGTACTTACATAATAGGGGGTGATACAACCCAAACAACTACTTTAACTATTAATAACGGATATTCTGGTAATAGTAATTATAGTAGTTTTACTATTGGAGAAAAAGTAGCGTTTAAATTAAGATTAGTAAATGCTAGTAGTAATAATATTACTGCTTCATTAGCAACAGGTAATAATGGATTTGTATCTATAGGTTCTTTAGCACTTAGCACTGGATATTCAGTAGCAAGTATTTGTCCTTATACCTTAAATTCATCAGATTCCTCTTTTAGTTTTAATACGCAAATATCTAGTTTTTATGGATCTCAATATTTCTTTTCACCAAATCCTACTTCAGGATCTGTGAGTACATTGTATGATGAGTATGGTGATGTAGATTATGCTTTTAATCCTAAACCTTACGATTTATTAATATTATATCTTTCTGATGATACTATTTTAGAATATACTGTATTAAATGTTAGTATAGTAGGAGGACAATTATCTTTAACGCTTGATGCTCCTTTATCTAATTTAGCTAAAACTGACTTAGCAGCAGGATCTTACAAAAGATTTTTATTATTATCAAGAATTAAAGATGAAACTAATGTAATATTAAACTTTACAAAAAGAGATGGTAAAACATCATACGGTTTCCTAATACCAGAAGACATTAGTCAAAGCGTATTAGATAATATAGACACTATTACTCGTGAGGTTAAACAAAAATTACTTAATGATCAATCAGTAATTAGTGAGATTAATGGTGGAACCTTTGGACCTTAATGGGTTTATTTGGATAACATCTGATAATTTAATATATTTATAGTATATACAACATAAAGAATTATGGCAATTTTAAATCCTACAACGGTAACTGTAGATGCAATATTAACCACGAAGGGCCGCGAATTATTGGCTCGTAACGATGGTTCTTTTCAGATTACACAATTTTCATTAGCAGATGATGAAATCGATTATACTTTGTATAATCCAAATCACCCATCTGGATCTGCATTCTATGGTGAAGCAATTGAAAATACTCCTGTATTAGAAGCTATTCCAAACGAATCACAAGTAATGCGCTACAAATTAGTAACATTACCTCGTGGTACTTCTAAATTACCAGTTATCAATTTAGGTTACAACAGTATTTCATTGCGCCAAGGTGCTTCATTAACAATTACACCTCAAACATTAAATTATTTAGGTGCTACAAGTACATTTGAAGCTAATGGATATACAGCTACAATTGCTGATTCTCGTTTAGTATCTGCCTTTACAGGTACAGGTATTACAACTACAACACCAGTACAAGGTTTAAATACAACAACAGGTGCTGTATTGTCAGTAACTCAAGTTGGTACTTCATTTACATTAACTGGTACTACAATTAATACTTTATTTGGATCTAATTTAACTACATTAACAACTACAATTACAGTAATTGGTAGAGATAGTGGTGCTAGAATTACTGTTCCTCTTAATATTCAAAAAGTATCAACAATCTAATTTAACATATGTCATTCTCAAGATACAACCCAGAAGATTCAGTAATTAGCTCCGAAGCCGTAGTACGTGGTTTATGGAGTGGAGATAATAATACGCTAAATTATTTTTATACATCTAGTACTTTTACTGAGTACTATCTAGATGTTTATAATGCTTGTGAATTATGCTCTGGATCAGTAGTACAATTCGCAATCCAATATGGAAATATTAATGGATCAGGATCTAAACTAATCAATTCAGCAGTATCAGGTGCTTCACCTTCTAGAATTGTATACGGTGAGTATAGAAATTTAGTTTATGGTACTGAAGATGCTTATTTTAGTTTTGATAACAATGCTACAACAGGAAGTGATATTTTTATTATTAATGTAGCTCGTAATCGTTATAAAGAATCTTTACTACCAGGTTCACTTAATTTAGCTTTAACTAGTGGTAGTAACACAATTAAATTAACAGACGATAGTGGTACTACAAATTTAACTCGTTTTATAGGTGAAAATAGAGTTTTTTATGTTATTAGTGGTAGCAATGGTGTTGGATATAATTCAGCAGCATCTTCTTCTTATTATGGAATGATGTTCCCTGACCTTAATATTATTATATTAAATGCAAAATCAGGTTCTTCAACTTCAATCTTACCTTATATAACATCATCTTTACCTACAACTACAGCTACAGTATCTAATAATCACGCCGTATTATACAGAGCTATAGTTTCTGGTTCTTCTACCTCTTCATTCCAGTTACAATCAGAAGAAACTGTTTCTTCAAGATATTTCTTTACAAGAGTAAAAAATAGTGATTTTAACTATACTACTAATCCATCTATTATAGATGCAAATGGTAACTTATTATACACAACTTTAATTAACAATCCTCAAACATACATTACAACAGTAGGTATGTACAATGATAACAATGAATTGTTAGCTGTGGCTAAATTAAGTCAACCATTAACAAAAGATTTTACCAAGGAAGCCTTAATTAGAATTAAACTAGACTATTAATGCATGTCGGCGTTCAAAAAACTAAGCAAATCAGACGTTACGGTAGTACCCTATGCTGCTAATAAGCAATGGACTCTACCTTACTGTTCATATCCGACATCATCTGAGTACATTACAATCTATAAAGGAACTAATGTAACTGGTAGTTTTGACCTTAATACTGATCCAATTACTAACGGACAATACGAACGTTTAGTATATGATCAAATTAACCACTTATTTTATCAAACGTATTCAGCTAGTTTAGATACTTCTTCACTAGCTAATTCTTTGTTTTATGAGTCTGCTTCACAACAGCGACCAACATCTTCTTATTTTATATATAATGATAATGCTAATTTAATTAAATCATTCCCTACAGGGGCAATGAATAGCATTAAGGTAGTAGCTATTAATCAAGAAATTTACGGTAATAAAATATTACCTAACACTTTTGTTTTAACATCATCTGTTTATAATATTACTGATGATGGTTTTGGTAATTTATACAATTACGGTACTACACATATTGGAAATGTATTTTATGCTCATGGTTTAGCTATTATAACAAATCAAGATTCACAATCAATATTTCCAGACCCACCATTTGCTTTACCAATTAATTTAACTTTCCCTGCTACAGCATCTCCTTCATTTAACTATTCTAGTTATGTAAATGCTAGAGATTTTGAAATTGATGATACAACTTTAGTTTTATCTGGGAGTAATTTATTTGTAGACCAAGCAGGTCAAAATATTTTACTTAATACTAGTGCTTCAGGTGTATATGAAACATATTATCGAGTTGCAAGTAGAGATTTAGGATGTGGAAACATATATAGCAACACAGCTAAAATTACAGTTACCTTAACTAAAGTTACTGATTGTGATTTTAATGCTACTGGATCTTCATTTATTATAGGATGTGATTTTACAATAAGTGTATCTAGTGTTGCACCACCTCCAACAACTCCATCTCCTACAACAGCGGCTCCAACAACTGCTGCTCCAACAACTGCTGCTCCTACAGCTGCACCTACAACAGTAGCTCCAACACCACCTCCAACACTATCTCCTACAGCAGCACCAACAACTGCTGCTCCAACAACTGCTGCTCCTACAGCATCACCGACAACAGCGGCACCTACAACTGCTGCTCCAACAACAGCAGCTCCAACAACAGCTGCTCCAACCACAGCAGCACCGACAACTGCTGCTCCAACAACAGCAGCACCAACAACAGCTGCTCCTACACCTAACCCAACAACAGCCTCTCCTACCCCTAACCCTACAACTGCAGCACCTACAGCAGCACCATTTATTGACTTTACTATAGAAGAATTTTTTCCTTAATGATAAAATGATATAAAAATATTTATAAATAATAATGGCAAGATATTTTAGAATAAGCATAACCGATACCAACCTAAATGGTCCTTTCGATGTCTATTACGGCATTGACGGTGTAGGTCCTTATGATTTTGCCTCATTATATAATAACCCACCTTTTGATCCTCCTCAAGATGCTGTAAACCAACCAAAATCAGCATTTACAGGAGGAAATAAACTTGAAGTTATAGTTCCTGATAATGCTTTATTTATATACATAATTCAAAATTCTCCATATGTAGAATCAAGAGTAGCATTACCAGCTACCCCAGCTCCAACAACAGCAGCTCCAACTACGGCTGCACCTACAACTGCAGCTCCAACTCCACAACCAACTACAGCTGCACCAACCACCGCAGCACCAACTACAGCTGCTCCTACAACTGCTTCACCAACTACATCCGCTCCTACGACGGCTGCACCAACAACTGCTGCTCCTACAACTGCTTCTCCTACAACTGCTTCTCCAACTACTGCTAGCCCAACTACAGCAGCTCCAACAACAGCGGCACCGACAACAGCAGCTCCAACAACAGCATCTCCTACAACAGCTAGTCCAACAACAGCATCACCTACAACTGCTTCTCCAACAACTGCAAGTCCAACAACCGCATCACCTACAACAGCAGCTCCAACAACGGCAGCTCCAACAACAGCGGCACCAACAACTGCTGCTCCAACACCACAACCTACAACTGCCGCACCTACAACTGCAGCTCCAACTACAGCTGCTCCTACTACACCTGCCCCTACTATACCTCCAACTGGTGTAAGTTGTTATAATATATTCTTTACTTCATATACTATTGGAGAATGTTATTCTTTCCCTAATGAATATGAAAGTATGCAAACAGTAGGAATTGAATTATCAGGCTCTTCAATTGTTGATGTTTACATTAGTGGTTCTCTTACAGACGGAACTCCATTTGCCGAAACAATTCCAGCAGGATATAACGGTACTTATATAATTGCTAATAGAAGTTGTGGATGTTATTATGCTCAATGTTTAACTGGTAATGGTATTCAAGATATTTCTGTAACTGCTTAAAGATTTAACTTTACAGGTGGCGTTGCCCCATATTCAGCAAGTATATCTAGAGATGCTAACGGTAATCCTATTTGGGCATATACTAATATTACTTCAACACCATTTGATGCTACATCAGTACCATCAGGACAAATTTATTATCCTGTTATGAAAGATGCTGTTGGAACAATTGTTGAAGGATCTCCAATGTATGATTGTGCTACGTTAGATACAACATTTAAAGTTGTTCCATTAAATAATTTAGCATCAGCTAATATTTACTATCCACCAATTCTTGTTTCTGGTTCACAAAACAAAGGAACAAGCTTTACAGCTACAGGAAGTAGAGGAACATTGATAGGAGTAACATCATTGGTTGATTCGGGAACAACGTTTATTGGTTGGTCTTATGATTCTAGCAGTAGATCAGGCATATTCTCATCATCTACTACACTTCAAGTTCCATTAACAACTACAGGTAGTACTATTTATGCTTTAGTTGATAGAAATGTAATTTCAGCTTCATTCTGTTATTATAACAGTGATCCAATAGGAACTGCAGAGTGTGAAGCTTGTGCTGTTACTAAAACTCTTTATTATAATGCTTTTTCAGTAACAGGTTCTAACTACGCTGGTGTAACATGGTTTAAAGATGTTAACTTAACTACAACAGCAGATGCTGGTTATTATAAATTAGTAGAAAGTATTCCAAAAATTAGTAACCCAATTTACCAAGTATCAGCAGGACCTGTACAAACTAGAACATTAACTGGTTTCTGTTTAGATTCAACTCTAACATGTTAAAATATTTATAAGTAGTATATGCCCTTAAATAACTCAACAAATATTAGCTTTTCAGCAGGTAATTTTACCAGCAGTACTCCTATTGGAGGGCAAGAAGCTCTTACTGGATTTGGTGTAAATACTTCTTCCAATTATAGATGGGCTAATAAAACAGCACAGTTAAATTTAGGTAATACTGATTATGGTTATGTAATGTTTGATATTAGTTATACTGTAACAGGAACAGCAGATATTGTTGGTATTTCTTTTGCAGGTCCTGACATGCCTGTAAGTTATTCTACAACATTAAGTGGATTATTTAAACCATTAGTGGATGGTACTTATCTTAAACTTACAGCAGGTGTTACTACAAGAATATATGCTATAGTTAACGCAACTAAAAAATCAAACTTATTACCAATTACTTTAACTGTAGGTAGAAGAGGATCTCTTCCATCAAATGTAACAGTTAATATTCAATATAATTGTACTGATGTAGGTCCTTTATATTCTTATTTATGTGGATTACACGTATATTCTCCATATGATGCTGCTAATACACCTACATTACAAACTTATTTATATTCTTATACTCCTATAGGTTCATGGGCTAATAATACAGAATTATATGCAAGTCCAAACTTTACCCAACCAGCATATCCTTATTATTATAGTTATGGTAGCAATGTTTATAAGGTAGGAGATGAATTAGAAAGATCTTTTGGAGAAAAAAGATATATATATGTAGAAAAGAAATGGGCTCTTGGAAACACCAGAACATACAATAGAGTAGAAGGTCCTCAATCTTGGAAAGGCAGAGATAGAAATGGTTTTACAACGCAAAACTTTGTATATCCTACTATGAATAATATAGGAAGGTTAAGACAAATACTACCTGCAGCTTCATTATCTCAACCTTCTTCTTATAGATATTATTTAGGAGCAGATTCTAATGCACAGTCTGCTGCTGATTTTTTTACCCAATTTGATTTTAATAATAGACAAGTACATACTGTTACTGGTTACGTACATGCTCTTCAAAGATTATCAAGGGGATTTGCAAGTGGATATTATAAAGATTTAAAATTTCAAGATTGGGATAAATTTGCAGTTACTGTAGCATTGCTTGGTCTAGCAGTTTATGATTTTTTATATGTAGGATTTGATGCAACGGGGTGGGGAAAAATAGCCACATCTTTAGCTAGATTTGATGTTTGGATTAATTCAACTGCTACTAAAAGTGCCGGAAGTAATTTATTTGGAAATATATTCGGTCCTTTTTCAGTTCCTCTAATCAAAATATTTATAATTGTAGCTGCAGCTTATGCTATATATTTATTAACTCGAAGTACTAGAGAAACTATTGAAGAACCTTTAATAACACTTAAATATAGATATGCAAATACTCCTTATTTAAATAATGGAACTAGATTATATACCAATACAGGATTAACAACATATATATCAGAATATTATTGTGATGGTATATATTTTTATAATCAGTTAACAGGAAGCACAATATCTAATAAAGAAATATCTTATTCATTAAATGCCTTATTAGATTTAGATCCTTTACAAAAAGGATTAGCATATTCAATTGCTGCAGACCAACCAGATTCTGGATCTGTAATTTTTGATTTTAGTAAATTATTAGCTTTACCTTATTGTTCTGGTAAGCCTGATACTGTAAGTAGTACAAATACCAATGTATCTCAAAGTGTTTCTTTTCCTCCTTTAAATTTAGGTGGTGATTTATTAACATATCCTGCATCTGTAACAATATCCCTACCAGAAGGATCAATCGTTACTACTGGTTCTCAAGCAGATGCAAATGCAGAAGCTTTACAATATTTAAATCAATTAACAGGATCTTATGTTTCTGGGAGTTATGGTACTCCTAAAACAGGAAGTGCTGCATTTGGTGCTTACTTTACTCATGAAATTAAAGTAGAAAGTACTCCTAATACAGGAAGTGTTTTCTTTGATAATACTAACGGAGCGGGCTTAACAGTAGGTAAATCTTTATATTATGATATAGGAGGATTCCAAAAAGTATTTAATGGTTACTATGCTGCAGACTCAGGAAGTGTATCTCCTTATAGTAATTATAGAACATTCTTTAAAACAGTTAATGGTGCTGTAACAGATATATTAGCAATGGGATCATCAGGGGCTACAACAGTAACTTCTGTTATTAATAGTGCTACTTATCCTGTACAAACATCAAATCAAAATTATACTAGTGATTGGTATTGGTATCAACCATCTTATAATGAATTAAGTGCTGATATTCCTTATGTAACAAATCTTTATGTAAATCCAAATTCATTATATACTACATCTTCTTTAAAATCAGGATTTTTATTACCAAATACTTCTTCATTTTATACTTATGATAGTATTTCAAGTACTTCAAGTTATACTGAAGCTACACCTGGTTTCTATTATGCTTTTACTTCGTATGAAAATGGATATATGTTTGCTTATAGTACAGCAACTACAATATCAATTAATCTAACTGAAGTTTGCTTTACAGATTATGCTGTAGGTGAACCTTATGGTGTTAACATAAGTGGTGCTACAGGATCTGCTTCATCTTCATTCTACTACCCAGTAAACTTAACATTAAGTGCATATAATGGAGGAAGTCTATTAACTTCATTCCCAGCAACTGCCTCTTCTGAAGGTGTAACTTATGTCAGCTTTCCAGCTCCAATAACAAAAGATTCAAATGTTACTAATGTAACAATGACTATTGACTCTGCTAATCCTAATAACAAAGTATTATACATAACAGGATCATTTGTAAACTGTAACCCAACAACACCTGCTCCAACACCTAATCCTACTACAGCTGCTCCAACACCAAACCCAACAGCTCCATTTAGTGCTATTGTTTCATACTCAAATCTAACAGCTCAAGACGCTTGTGATAATCCACAAGGTAGCTTTAGCATGACAGGTAATAACGGTACTTTCTGTTTATCATCTGCTTATACAGCAACTAACTGGACTACTCTACCACAAACAACTTACTGGCTTTCATATGATGGTCAAGTTAGACAAGTATACCATCCAGCTAATTCTAACACAGTAACAACTATTAATGCATGTGCTGATTGTCCTACTCCAAACCCAACTCCTAACCCCACAACAGCAGCTCCAACAACAGCTGCTCCAACACCTAATCCAACAACAGCTGCTCCAACACCAAATCCAACAACTCCAGCACCAACAACAGCAGCTCCAACACCATTAGTTACTGAATTAAATGGATTTGTAAGTATAATTGGCGGTGCTGAGGCTTGTAGTGGTGGTGAATACGGAGAAGTAAGATTTGATGTTAGTGGAACTACATTATGTGATGCTACTTCTATAGTATATCTTCCATCATCTGTTTGGTCAGACTTTATTTTCAACCAAGAATTCTATGTAAGTGATAGAGTAAGTAGTGTGTTTAAATCTAGGAAATTTAGAAGAAATGGTAATAACAATACAGCATCTCCACTTTTAGCTTGTGAAGATTGTCCTACTCCAAATCCAACACCAAACCCAACAACTGCTGCACCAACTCCTAATCCAACAACTGCTGCTCCAACAAACCCTCCTACTCCACCACCAACCAATCCTCCAACTCCACCTCCAACAGCTCCATTTAGTGCTATAGTTTCTTACTCAAATCTAACAGCTTTAGATGCTTGTAGTAACCCTCAAGGTAGCTTCAGTATGACTGGTAATAATGGTACCTTCTGTTTATCATCTGCTTATACTGCTACAAACTGGACTTCATTACCTCAAACAACTTATTGGTTAGCTTATAACGGCCAAGTTAGACAAGTATACCACCCAGCTAACTCAAATACAGTAACAACTATTAATGCATGTGCTGATTGTCCTACTCCAAATCCAACACCAAACCCAACAACTGCTGCCCCAACTAATCCTCCAACCCCTCCACCAACAAATCCCCCAACTCCACCACCAACCAATCCTCCAACTCCTCCTCCAACACCACCACCAACACCACCACCAACAACACCTCCAACTCCACCACCAACTAATCCACCAACACCACCACCAACACCAAATCCAACAACAATACCTTATTTCTATTATAATGTAACTCCATGTTTTAGTGGCGGTGGTTTAATTGCTAGAAGTACAGATGATGGATTAAATGGAGTTTATACTGCAAACGGAACTTGTTATATAATAGATGGAATTGCAATTCCACAAGCATATGACTTTACTATAGATCCAGCAAACTATGTAGGAGGTTCATGCTTTGTTTCAGCATGTGGATATACACCACCAACACCATCACCAGCACCAGCAGAACTTTATATCTGTGATCCATTTATAGGATGTTATCAAGATCCATTGGGTGATTCATATAATATAGTATGCTTAAATTGTGATCAAGTTTAAAAATAAAACCTTATGATATATTATAAATTAACAACAGATGTAGGTCCCGTTTATAGATCATTTGATAGTGAAAGCTATCTAGTAATAGAATTATTTAATGGGACTAATACACACAAAAGAATGGCTAAAACACAAACACTAAGTCTTTATAATGCTTTAATGACAAAAACAATTGACAGTGGGTTTGTGGAAACAACAGAAGAAGAATTTACATTGAATAAAACTGAAATACTAAGTATTTTAAATGGCTAATTATTACATAACAGTAACCCCAGTTGATGCATTAAGTACTAGTACTTACAGTATTTACTTTGATGAAGTAAAACCTAGTAATTTAATGTTAAGTGGTGTACCTTTAAGTACATTAAGCGGAGGTCTTCTAGTTTATTTTACGGGAAGTGCTGCTAGTGCAACTTCTGTTTATGTAAAAAATGAAGATCCTGATTGTTGTTGTTCTGTACAATCTTTTGTATTCCCTACACCATCACCAACAACAGCTCCAACTCCTAACCCAACCACAGCCTCTCCAACTACATCTGCACCTACAACTGCTTCTCCAACAACAGCAGCACCTACAACGATCGCTCCAACTACGGCTGCTCCAACAACAGCAGCACCAACAACACCAACTCCAACAGCACCACCTCCAGTAGGTCCAACTTATTATTATTATAATGTTTCTAAATATCAGTGTAACTTCCCATCAGGACCTTGTACTTTAGTAGAAACTGGATTAGTTGCTAGATCAAATAATGTTTTAGTAACAACTGGATATTACTATAATCCATTCGGGGATGGATTTGCATACTTACCAACAAACGAAATAACACCAGCACCAATAACATATGATCTTAACTTTGTTGATGCTCCTGGTGATATGGATTGTGTAGCTGCTTGCAGTATATAAAATATTTATAGTATATGGCTAAGAAACAAATATTAATTCAAATAACTTCAGGTACAGCAACAGGCCCTTATAATGTTTATAAAACATCTGTATCTGATGATAACTTGCTTGAAGCAAATGTTTCATTAGCTAATATGCAATCTGGTAGAACATATCGTGTTGATAGTAGTATTAGCAGGATATTAATTACTAATGAAAATAATGATTGTTGTTGCTCAACTAAAACACTTTCTGTATAATGGCATATTTAGGTAACTTTACTTTATCATTTAAGAATGAACATGTAATCGAGGAAAACGAGATTAGATGTTTAATTAATGAAAGTGATTTTAATTTATCTTACAACCCAACTATTGTAACGGGTAGCTACACTGGTGGAGATGTAAAAGATTTTGCAACCGCCTCTTATTTTACCCCTTACGCTACTCAAATAGGTTTATATAATGATAATAATGAATTGTTAGCCATAGCTAAATTTGGTAAACCAATTCTTATTTCCCCAGACACTGACATGACATTTGTTGTAAAATATGACGTCTAAATGGAGAAGTTGGGATGAAATTAATCCCGAAAAATATTTTGGTTTTGTTTATAAAATTACTAATGCAGTAACTGGAAAGTTCTATATTGGTAAAAAGGTTTATTGGAATAATAAGAAACATAAACTCACTAAAAAACAATTAGCTGAACAAACAGGACCAGGTCGTAAACCGACTCATGAAGTAGTCCGTACTGAAAGCGATTGGAAAACATATTGGGGCTCTAACAAACAATTACTTGCTGACATTAAAGAATTAGGCGAGGATAAATTTGAATGTTGGATATTTAAACAATGTAAAACAAAAAAAGAGTTAACATATTACGAAATGCATTACCAATGTAAAGAAGAAGTTCTAATTGGTAGAAACAGATCATATAACGACAATATACTAGGTAAATTCTTTACCAAAGATTTGTTGTAGTCAAAGTTATTTCGTATATTGAGGTTATGGATAATACAGCTCTACTATTCCTAGTCGAATCAGTACTAGGTAAAGGACAATCAACTAGTAAAGGCAACTACGCCTTTAAATGTCCATTCTGTACTCACCACAAAAATAAAATGGAAATTAGTTTACGCACAACGGCTAAACGTGAAAATTTCTGGCATTGTTGGGTGTGTGGTGCTAAGGGTAAGACTCTACTTACATTATTCAAGAAAATTAAAGCACCAAAAGGTAAAATAGACGAATTAAATATTTTAATTGTTCCTACTAAAAACGAAGAACACGTTGTTGTTGGTACTCTTGAATTGCCTAAAGAATTTATTTCATTATCAAATATAATTGAAGATAAAATCGCTCAAATTGAAGCAAAACATGCTTTAAAGTTTTTAAAGAAAAGAGGTATAACACAAAATGACATTATAAAATATAATATTGGTTTTTGTAAAGAAGGACCTTATGCTGAACGCGTTATTATACCTTCATTTGATGAACTAAGTAAATTAAATTATTTTATAGCTAGATCTTATAAAGACTCAGACCGTAAATATAAAAACCCACCTGTAGCAGCTAAAGATGTGATCGGGTTCGAATTATATATCAATTGGGATGCACCAATTATACTTGTAGAAGGTATGTTTGATGCTCTCACCATTAAGCGAAATGTTATTCCTTTATTCGGAAAAGTAATACATGGTAAATTAATGGAAAAATTAGTAAAGTCTTCTGTTGATAGAATTTATATTGCTTTAGATAATGATGCTAGACGTGATGCTTTAAAACAAGCTGAAATGTTGATGTCATATGGTAAAGAAGTATATTTGGTTGAAATGGAAGGTAAAGACGCTAATGAAATTGGTTTTGAACAATTTCTTAACACTCTCGAAAAGACAATCCCTCTGAATCTTCAGAGCTTAATCGAGAAAAAATTACAATTAATATGATTGACAAAAGTGCAAACGTTATAAAAGATCCTAAAATCAAACGTATTGTCGAATATTCTGAAGGTGATAAACAAATTAACGTTTTAGATTCTAGATTTTATAGACGTAACAATGAATACTACCCTTCAGTAACATCTGTTTTAAATTATTTTCCTAAAAATCAATTTTTCCATTCTTGGTTAAAAGATGTAGGACATAATAGTGATATTATTGCAGCTAAAGCAGCAGGCGAAGGTACTCAAGTACACACAGCCGTAGATGATTTTTTAAATGGTAAAGAAATTACTTGGATTGATGAATTCGGAAATGCTAAGTATAATTTAGATGTTTGGAGAATGATTTTACGCTTTGCTGATTTCTGGAATACACACAAACCAGAATTGATTGCAACTGAATATCATTTATTCTCAGACGAGCACAAATACGCAGGTACTGCGGATTTAGTTGTTAGAATATTTGATAATATATGGTTGCTAGATCTTAAGACATCGAACAGTTTACATACGTCTTATGATTTACAATTAGCCGCTTACGCTACCGCTTGGAATGAAACACACGATGAGAAAGTAACTCATACAGGAATATTATGGGTTAAAGCAAGTACTCGTGGAGAAGGAAAGAACGGAAAGATACAAGGTAAAGGATGGGAATTGAAGTTCGTAAACGAAATTGAAAAGAATTTTCAAATGTTCAAAAATATATACGAAATATACAAACTAGAAAACCCAGATTTTAAGCCTATGACTGAACTATTACCTACATCGGTCAAAATTTCTTAATATATTTATGCTTGAAATCAATAAAAATTTCAATTTTGTTGCAAACGTATTACAATACTGTACATAATTATTTGAGCGGAGACTGTGTCTCCGCTTTTTTATTTTTTAACCAAAAACAAAACAGATGAAAAAAGCGATTCTATCGTTGATTCTTTCTGCATTCGCATTGGTTGGATTTGGTCAAATCACCACTTCCTCCATTTCGGGTGTCGTTAAGAATGAGAAGCAAGAAGTGTTAGCTGGAGCTACGATCCATGCTACCCACGTTCCGACGGGTACTGAGTACAAGACCCAAGCAAACAAATCTGGTGTGTTTGTTTTACCTGCTATTAGAGTAGGTGGACCTTACACTATCCATGCCTCCTTTGTAGGTTACAAAAAAGGAGAAGTAACTGATGTAAACACTCAATTGGGTGTAACATCAAACGTAGATTTTATCTTAATTGATGAAGCTAAAGCTCTTAAAGAAGTAATTGTTAGCGGTACTCGCAATAACATCTTCTCTAAAGAAAAAACTGGAGCAGCACAACAATTTGGAAGAAGAGAATTAACTTCTATTCCAATTACAGGTGCTAGAACAATTGATGGTATTACCAAGTACAATCCATTTGGTAATGGTTCTTCATTTGGCGCTCAAGATTCTCGTTTGAATAACTTTACAATCGATGGATCTCAGTTTAACAATAACTTTGGTTTAGGATCTTCAGCAGCAGCTGGTGGTCGTACAGGCGCTTCAGCAATTTCACTTGACGCGATTGAGCAGCTACAAGTTAACGTAGCACCATTTGACATTCGTCAATCTGGATTTACAGGTGCTGGTATTAATGCTGTTACAAGATCAGGTACAAACGAAATTGAAGGTAGTATTTATCAAACACAACGTGATAACTCATCTCGTTATGTGGGTGATAATGCACGTGGTACAACAGTTACAGCAGCTAAATTTGATGAAAAAGTACAAGGCTTTAGATTAGGTTTACCTGTTATTAAAAACAAATTATTCTTGTTTGGTAACTATGAAGGCATTGTAAGAACTGAACCAGGCACAACTTGGATTTCAGCAGGATCTCCACTTACAGGTACACAAGTATCTCGTGTGAAATACTCTGATATGCAAACTTTATCTCAATTTATGAAAGATAAGTTTAATTATGTAACTGGTCCTTGGGAAGGTTATTCAAACCAAAACTCATCAAATAAATTTTTGATTAGAGCTGACTGGAATATTAACGATAAAAATAAATTAACTGCTCGTTATGTTCACCATAATTCATCTGCAGAGATTAATATTTCAAACTCCCAATCAGCGGGTGCTGGTAACAGAACAACTCAGTTTAATGCTATGAGTTTCCAAAATAGTGGCTACATTATTATGGATAACACTCGTTCAGCAGTATTAGAATTAAACTCTAAACTATCTAATACTTTACACAATAACTTAATCGTTTCTTACGATAAGCAAATTGAAGATAGAGCATATATGAGCCAAATGTTCCCAACTATTGATATTAGAGAAGGTTCAGCAACTTACACTTCTGTAGGTTTTGACCCATTTACTCCTGGTAACAAATTGAATTATTCAACTATAAATGTAACTAATAACTTAACTAAGTATTTAGATAAACATACGTTAGTAGGTGGTTTTAATTTCCAAAGTTATGAATCAAATAACTTGTTCTATCCAGCATCTAATGGTGTTTATATCTTTAATTCATTAGCAGATTTTTATAAAGCAGCAAACGAAAGTTTAGCTAACGGTGGTAAACCATCTACAACTTTACCTGCTAGATTTCAGTTAAGATATTCAGCATTACCTGGAGCAGTTGAACCAATGCAAACTTTAAGATCTTATAGAACTGATTTGTATTTCCAAGATGAATACGCAGCAACTAAAGATTTGAAATTAACATTTGGTTTAAGAGCAAATATTATTGAATTTGAAAATACAGCTCTAGAAAATCCTGTAATTACATTGATGACTTTTGCAAACGGTGAAAAATTCAATACAGGTGACATGCCTAAAACACAATTGTTATTCGAACCTCGTTTCGGATTTAACTACGATGTTAAAGGTGAAAAGAAAACACAAATTAGAGGTGGTACTGGAGTATTCACAGGTAGACCTCCTTATGTATTCATTTCCAACCAAGTAGGTAATAATGGTAGATTAACAGGATTTATTGATGTTAGTGGTGCTGGTGCTGCTGGATATGGTTTCACAGCAAACCCAAATCAATATTTTATTCCATCAACTCCAACATTGCCATCAACATTTGATTTAGCTTTAACAGATGCTAATTATAAGTTTCCACAAGTTTGGAAAAATAATATCGCTGTTGATCAAAAATTACCTTGGTTAGGTTTAATTGCTAGTGTTGAATTATTATATAATAAAACACTTAACGCAGTTCATTATTATAATGCTAACCTAGATAAACCAGTTGGTAAATTAGGTGGTGTAGATCAAAGACCCCTTTATGCAGGTAATGATAATGGTGTTCGTGTAAACGATAACGTATCAATGGCTGCTGTGTTAACTAACAGAAATGGTGCTTATAATAAATCAGCAACATTCAAATTAGAAAAACCAGTATCTAAAGGACTTTGGGGTTATGTAGCTTATACTACATCAGATGCTCAAGACTTTATGGATGCAGGTTCAATTGCAAGTGGTTCTTGGCAATCAGCATTATCAGTTAATGGTAATAATGATTTAGGTTTAACAACTTCATCATTTCTAGTAAGAAACCGTATTGTAGGTTTATTAGGATATAGATTAGATTACGGTAAGAAAGGTGGTGGTGCAACTACATTCACATTAGGATATGTAGGTTCACAAAACAATCCATTCTCTTATATCGTAGCTGGTGACTTAAATGGTGATAGAGTATCTAATAATGATTTGTTATTTGTACCAAACAAAGGTTCAGATGTTAAATTTGCACCATTAACAGTGGGTACAACAGTTTATACTGAAGCTCAACAACAAGATGCATTTGAAAAATTCATCGCTCAAGATCCATATTTGTCAACTCGCAGAGGTCAATATGCTGAAAGAAATGCTTTAGCATTACCTTTCTTACATAGATTTGACTTATCAGTAGCTCAAGATGTATTTGTTAAGATTAAAGGTAAGCGCAATGCTTTCCAAATCAGAGCAGATATCTTGAACTTTGGTAATATGTTGAACAATAAATGGGGTGTTTCTCAAAGAGCTGGTGCTCCACAATTGTTGAACTTTGTAAGCCGCGACGCTGCAGGTGTTCCAACATATAGATTGTCAACTCAAAGAGATGCAACTAGCACATTCCTAGCAAAAGACACATATCAATACAATTCATCTGTATTTGATGTTTGGACTGCTCAGTTAGGTATTCGCTATACCTTCGGTAGATAATATTGCAATTCCGAATATTTATAGGTGGCTTGGTCTATCCAAGTCACCTATTTATTTTTACGTATGATCAAGTTACTAGATTTATTAAAAGAAGCACAAATCAAACCAAAAGCCATATTCCTGGCTGGTCCTGCGGGATCTGGTAAGACATTCACTTCTGCTCAATTAATACCGAAAAATTTAACTGTTATTAATGTTGATGACACTTATGAGGAATTACTTAAAGCAGCAGGTTTAGGCTTAAAAGTAGCAGATTTCGATCAGGATCAATTATCGCAAGCGGGTAAATTAATGGGTCAAGCTCAAAAAGCTACTAAAGAAAAATATGCACAATTATCCGCTGCTAAACAAAATATTGTTATAGATGGTACAGGTGCTGCTAGTAAACCACTATTAAAGAAAAAACAAGAATTAGAAGCATTAGGCTACGATACAATGATGATTATGATTTGGGTTTCACCTTATACATCATTACAACGCAATGCTGATCGTATCAAAGCGGGAGGCCGTTCATTACCACCTGCTATTGTTATTAAAACATGGGCTGGGGTAAATGCTAATATAGACAATTATAAACAAGCATTTGGTGATAAATTTGTATTAATTAATAATGATCCTGAAGGTGAATTAGAATATGATCCTGCTGTTGCTAGAGAAAGATTCTTTAAAACAGTTAAAGGAAGTGGTAAGGTTTATACACCAGATGAGAAAGCAAAGCGCGACAAAGAAATATTAGACTTAAATACTGCAGTACAAACATTAGTTAAAAGAACACCAGAATTTACATCTATAGACGATGCTAAATCTAAAATAAGTAACTTTCTCAAATGATTAAGCTATTAGATATATTGAAAGAATCTATATTAGAAGCTAAGTATGAAGATGTAGCAGTTATACCTGCAAAAGGTACCCAAAGAGGCACATCAGAATCAGGCGTTAAATCATTTGACATTAATATTGGAAATATTGACGTTATTAAAAAAATGGCTAAAACACCTATGGGTAGTGCAGGATCAGCAAAATCCTTTAGTTACGAAGGTCCTGGAGGTAAAACATATTCAGATTTTAGTTGGGAAGAGAATACAAGTCAATGGGATGTTTGGAA